TCAATTTGAGTTCCATCAATTAATGTGATTTTATCTTTAGTGCCTGTTGCCACTATTCCTCCTTAAGGATTTGTTTATAACAATTATAGCATGAATCGTTTTATTTTTTACGTTAAATTTTCGTAATCTAGACCCATGCCTATTCCAAACCCTGCACGTGCTGCTTTTGAGCCTTTAAAAGATAAAATATCTTTGTCGTCTCTACCCTCATTGAATACTTTATTTTTTAGTTTGACCCATGCATCTTCTTCTTTTGGCTTGTCCTTTTCAAGATCTACCCCTTGTATTGCAGCCAAAAATTTCTTTTCTTCATAATCCATTTCTCTTTTTGATTCTAAGATGGCCATTAACTCTGGCATGGATATTGAAGACTCAAGTTCTCTATAGTCTTTCCAAATACCAAGCAAAAATGCCTCTGACTCCAACTTAACCAAATCCAAACTTTCCCATGTTTGACCGCTATCTACTGCTTGATTTTTTACAGATTCCTCAGATTTTTTGTTAATTTTAATTCCAGCCCCAATATCAACAATATCATAAATAGTTGGGAGGTCAAAATTATCTTCTATGTCATCTGTGGATCTAGAAAAAGTTGGATGAAATTGTTTCATTGATATCTGAGCACACTTTACCAAAATTGCAATAGATTCGTCATCGCTATTAGATTTTTTAATAGGTTCAAAAGTTGTCATAAATTCTCTTAAATATTTTATTTTTAACGGAGATATTTCAATTTCTACTCCATCAAGAGTATTGATATTTTTACTTTCATATACTGTAGTTGGCATTCTTCTATTATATCAAAAAAGACCCACCAGTGTAACCAGTGGGCCTTTCCTGTTTTGCTTTGTTAAGATTATGAACTTTGTACTGTGCGATCAATAATCTTTCCGTATGAACCAGAGTTATCTTCTGGTAGAAGACGGAATGTAACGTCAAACATTGTTGCTGTGTCACGCTTTGCAGATACTGTAACATTTTCAATAGAAAGTGCACGGTATGCAACATAAACACGCTCAACAGATGATGAGTCCTCACAGTCGCCTGTTCCTGGACCAACTGCAATTAAAGCACGTTCTACTGGACATTCACCAATATCGCCTGACGCAAGGTTAAGTGAGCGTCCTGCTGATGTTGACTTTGTTCCTGAAAGATCATCGCTTTGTCCTGCAATTGAAAATAGTAGATTTTCTAAAGTTGCTTCTGCAAAAGAGGTAGCAAGAGTTACCTGCATTCCTTGTTTGTAGAGTTTAGCAACGTCAAGAATTTGATCTACTTGTACTTCGCCGAAATCAGGTTGGAATGTGATTTCGATACCATTACTTGTATAGCCGACGTTTTCGATTCCAGCAGCAATATTTGCTGTGTTAGACAAAGTCTCTTTGTAAGACTGTGTCGAGACAAACGCAGGAATAGTACCTGGTGTCAATGTACTATCTGCTGTAAATAATGCAGCAGCGCCAACGATAATATCGCTAGATGTACCTCTTGTATATGCCATTTATTTCACCTCTTTTTTTGGTTAATATATGGACGATTTGTTTCCTCGCCATAATTATACAGCCTTTTTGTTATAGTTATTTTGTCTATCCTTCAAGAAATTCTGGATTATCCTTAAGGTGGTAGTCATATTCAACTATATATTTATGAATGCTACCCCTTCTATAGTCGTCTAGGTCTACCAAGTCTTGCGATTCATCTGCCTGGAATACCCTTAAATTTCTAAAGAATATCTTCATTGGAAGGCCAGCGCCATATTTTGTTTTTCCATTAAAAACTATAGAATTTCGAGTGCCGTCATCTTTAAACATGGGAATAGATAGCCAAGATTTGTTACTAGTTATCCATTTATTCAGATCTTGAGCCGAATAATCTTCTCTATCTAAAATTTGAAAGATAACATTTCCTATATTTGTACAATTTGCTACATCTCCGTATACTGTATATAAAACTTGTTCTCTTTTACCAATCGGGAAAGAAGTATTTCTTAGCCTAATCATTCTATCGTAATAAATTACTGCTGGAAGGCTATTACTTGCAGAAAGACTTAACTCGTTATAAATGTCTGTAATATTAACTGCTTGGCCTGCTGGAAAAAATGGAATTAACCCAGGAGCACTACCTTGTGCCATATTTATATCTTCATATTTACTTAATTGTTCATAAAGATATTCATTAATGTATGATGCTGGAAAGTCAAATGTTGCTCTTGCAGTAGCCATATCTCTATTCTACCTCAACTTTTGCATTAGTAATCCATCTAAATCCCGTCGATTGTCCAACTGACTTGCCTGCCTTTACGCCTGCTCTAAAATTTTTCTTGTATATCTGAGGGTTGCTTAAATAATCATATAGACCAGTTACTGTTAAAAATGATTGAGCAAAATATCTTGTTATAAAGGTATCAAATGTTTGTTCGTAAGAACCTTTGACTTCTCTTCCTCCAGGAAATTGATTAACAATAGGTTTTTTAGTATAAACTAAAGTTCCATTATTTTCAAATACTAAAGGCTTATTTCCTTTAGGCCTAATTACAACTGGAACTCCATCTTCCATTATTTTTGCCTTATTGTAAAATGGTTCATAAGATCCAGACTGTACTGATGTTGATTGTCTAAAGTTAGAATCAATAGATAGCCCTAAATTAGTTATCCTATACTGAACATCAAATAATCGTGCATCTCTGCTTCCAGTTTTAGACCACTCATATACGTGATGTAGAGATTGTGGATTGCTTCTTGCCATTGCATCAATGTATAACTTTAAAGCCTCTACTGTTCCTTTACCAAGATTATCTAAAAATATCTTTTTACCAGACTCAGCGCCTTCTAAAAATCCTAAAGAGTATTCGACTAGATTGTCTATTTGTCTTTCAAATTCTAAGGTATTTAATCTAACACGCATTAGTCTACCGATGCTTGGCTTTCCGTACGTCGCCAAACCATCTGATAAGATTCAATATTTCCAAATGGTCCAACGAATGGCTGTATTGTTGCAATTTCATATATTGTTCCTTTGCCTGCACGAATACCAGATGTTTCCTTATATATTAAATTATTATGTCTATCTCTTACATTGGTAATAATAATATCTGTAATTCCATACGACTTGTCCAGGGATGAAACTCTTAAATCTGTTAGCGATCTGGAATTGAGTTTATTGTTAAGTTGTGAAATCATTTTCGGGTCTAGTTCTTCAATATTTTTTCTAGCAGCAGGGGCAGCATTACATGCAATAGTTCTATCAAGAACCCATTCTTTTTTTATTTCTCCAAAGCCACCTTGACTAGATATTGCATAATAAATATCCGCACACATTGGATGAACAACGTCGTTTGGTTCGCATATCATTAAATCATCCCTGGCCTAACAACGTTCTTTAAATATTTATCTAAAATTTTATCAACTATAAGATTTCCAGTTCCTGACAATACGCTTTTATCAAATTGAATTTTATATTGATCGGTATTGTATGATGTTACGTATCTCTTGTAATAATCTAATTTACCGCACTTTAAATCCTCAATTAATAACTTTGTTGCATATTCAACATCAGAAGGAACTGTTTTATATCCAGAATCTAATACAAATATATAATCATAGCCTCTTGGAAAATCAACAATTCTTCCGCTGCCGACAGATCCTAAATCGCCATAGGCTGGTGGCAAAACTATTGCTCCTTGCTCTATACGATTATATTCTGAATCAAAAACACGTTGAACTCCAGAGTTATCTGCTGTAATATTAAATGAATAGATGTTGTCTTCTGGTGTTTCAAAATCAAAAATTAAAACATTGTTTTCATAAACTTTTAGTATTTTGTTAAAGTTGTTCCAGATGTTAAAGTAATCTGACCCTTGGCCTACCCCTTGTACTACCTGCTTTGAATTATAAAAGCCATCGGTAACAATGGTGTCAATAATTGATCTAGCAACCATTTCTAACTGTGTATATTCCTCAATTTCTGAAGCAGTAGATCCTAAAGAATTTGGGTCTACGTATGGCCTTGTAATCTCAACAACGTCTTCTATTACAATGTCTTCATCTTCATCTAAAATTTGAAATAAAAACTTTCTATCTAGCAATAAATCTGTTTTATCAAAAGTATAAGAAACAACCTTGGAGTTGGCTGTAGTTGTTACGTTTGAAGTTTCCATTACGTGATCTACTAAATCTTCAACATAAATTGTATAGTCAGAGTTAAACTCTGGCATTTCCCAGGTAGTTAATTTTGGATATGGGGGCACCCTTAAAATGTCCATTTTATAGACCGTATTCCTTTGCTACCTCTTCAGGATTAGCGATTCTGACTCCTGGCTTAGTCATCCATTTTTCTGCATTATGTCGTTCTACAATATTAAATCCTTTTAAAATTTTACCTACGCCAGACCAGTATATATTTTTAGGAGAATGTATTGCTACTAAATCTTTTATTGCTTTTTCTTTTTTCTCTTTTGCTTCTAAAATAGGTTCTGAAGATACCGAAACCGTGCCAAATATGCCATTACCAATAGAGCCAAGGGCTTGTTTATTTTTTTCTTTGACATCAGACATAGTATCCTCCTTGTTGTATTATATCATTATAAATAGAAAGGGGGACAAGAGAATTAACTCTCATCCCCCCTAAAACTGTTTACAGATTAGGAATCTGAAGCAGCATCAGCGAATGCAATTGCATCCTGCTCTTCCCATTGAAGTCCGAAACGAACAAATACAGTATATTCTACTGTGTCTTTCTTCGCTACATATTCACGGTTTACTGTGATGTCTCTTTGGAAACCCCATACACGGTTGGCAGGGAATGTTAAGTCAACATATCCTGCTGGGTAGTAAGGAACTTCTTGAACGTCAACACCTAGAACACGAGTTGTACGTGCTCCACCGAATGTTTGACCCATACCATCTAAGTAGTTTTGACGATTTGCTTGTGTGCTTCCTGGTACTTGACCAGCAAAAGCCTCAGCAACTGCATCTGCAAGAGTACCATTGTTCTTAACAATACCTTGGAAAGCATCTGTACCAGCATAGAACTTTAGGTTCTGCTTGATAGCACGATACTTACGTGGCATTGCTAGGATGATGTCTTGCATAACGCCTGTTGTCCAAGCATTGTCTGTTACAGTGACTTCTGCTTCGTGAGCATCGCCATCTGTCTTAACTTTATTAACGAAACCTTCCATAATTGAAAGGAATGATCCTGTTGATCCATCACCATTAATGGCTAGATCTTCAATATCATTACCGAATGCGTTTGTCATAAGACGAACAACGTGGTCTTCTAGGGCTGCACCTTCGATGTTATCTTCTAGTGCTTCTGCAGAAACTTCCCAATCTAGACGAATCTTCTTGGTTGTAAGTTCTACCTTACTGAATGTTGCTCCAGCGTTGGTATAGTCACCAACTGCTTGTGAAGCAGCACGAATTACACGCTCACCAACGTTAACTTTTTCAAGTTCCATTGTGTTAGCACGCATTGTTACACGACGGCCATCCTGTGCGAGTACTGTTGCATCCCAAACATAGTCGATAAAACGACGTGCTTGTTCTGGACGAAGAATACCGCTACCAGCATCACCTGAAGGGTTTACTGCGTTTGCACCTGTTGTTACTCCTGATAGAGCAACTGGAATATTTCCAATTACGCCACCGTCAGAGTAATTGCCTGGTACGTTTGAACCTGCGTCTGATCCTGATGCGAATGCGCCTTGTCCTTGATAAAGACCTGGAGCAGTTCCACCAAGTTGACCAGATGTACCTGGCTGATTTTTCTTGATTTCTTCCGACATTATTACACCTCCTAGTGATTTAAACTTATCGAAATAAGTCGGCTGTTTTGAGGAAACGACCGCCCCATAGGGATTTTTCAACCATTTCTGGTTGTTCCTGAATAATCTCTCCGAGATCTCCAGATTTTCGGAATGCGGTATCTGCTTCAACAGCGTCAACACGTTTTCCAAACTCATTAAATTCATCTTTTGCTGCAGAAACATCTTGTGATACTGCATCAATAGATTTTGTTATTGCATTTACCTGCTCTTGTAGAGACTTAACGGTTGCAACTAGATCGCTAAAGGCTGATGTAAGAGTATTATTGATTTCTGTAACTGCTTCTGCAATTACTTCGTCATTTTTGGATACTTCTTCAGTTTTTACTTCTTCCACTACTGAATCAGACTTTTCAATTTCTTCTACTACGACCTCTTCAGCCTTAGTAACTTCTTCTGTAATCTGATTATCTGATGAAGTTGCTTCTACTACAACGTCTTCTGACTTTGTAACTTCAGCAGTTTCAACTGTGGCTTCTGCCTCTGGAGCGACCTGAACATCTTCAACTACAACATCAGTCTTCTCGACGATTTCTTCTGTTGTGTTTTTTGTTGATTTTGCCATAGGATTTTCCTCCTTTTGTATCTTAGAAGTATCGGTGCCTTTAGCACTTGCAACTAAGAATTTGATCATGTTTGTTTTCTCGTTGTCTGTTTTTTCAACGAAACCTATATTTTGCATTTGATTACCAGTTGTTGGGCTAACCTCTGAGTCATTTTCTGAAACCATAACAACTCCAGATTCCTTATCCCAAAAAACATTTTCAATTACAGTGTCCATACCTTTAACAACATCAACACCGTCAACTTTTTCTACAGAAACAATATTTGCAAATTGATTTGCAGGGCTATCAACTAAAGATAGTTCAACTAAATCGTAATCTTTAATAATTCTAATTTGTTTATCCATTTTTTCATCATAGCCATCGTCCCACTTGTTCATTCTTCCGCCAATTGAAAAACCAGTATATGTTCCATCAAGAACTTTTTCCCATGCATCTTGTGCACCTTTTGAAATGTATGCCGATACAACTACACCGTTGTACATTTTTTCTGAATCTGGATCATAATATTTATCTTCTTTAAATGAAACCATTTTGCCAACAGCGGATGGTTGGTGCATTTCACGAATGTTTCCACGGAATTTTTTGAATGCTTTAATGCTTGCCTCTGTTGTAACAATGTCATCTTGTTTATCTACATTGTCAAGTGTGGCAAAGCCTGAGACTGTACGTCTCTCTTTATCTACCTTACTAAAAGGCATTGAAAGGCGAAGTTGTTCGCCCTCGGTATCCCAATGGGCTTTTGATATAATCATACTAGTATATATTATAGGGCACTTTTTTTCATTATCTCATTTATTGAGACGCCCTACCTTCTCCCTTCGGATTTCTTCCAGCAACTGTTGCTGACCCGTCAGACTGGGTATTAACTCTTTCAGAGTCTCTCTGTCTATCAGTAGTTTCATTTGCTACATCTTGTGGTTTTAATTGAAATGGCTCGTCGCCGTATGATACCTGTGGCAAACCAAGTTGTTGCCTTGCTTCATTGGGAAGCATGACCTGTGTCTTTACATATCTTTCAAGTATCTGAGATTGAGCAATTTCATCTGTAAGCGTTAACTCGTTAAACTTAAACTCTAAGATATCAGTTCTTTCACGAATTACTTTATTGATCATTTTTTCTAGTTGGCGTTGTGCTGGACGAGCAACTTGCTCTTTGAATGTACGATCTTGTGACAAGGCTGCTGCAATTCCAGAAGCATCGGAACCGCCTAACT